ATACCCAGTTATAAATCCAATATCATTATTTAATAATGATAAATTGTGTGTATGACCAGTTGAAGCTAGGTCTGATAAATTAATACTACCTTTTGTAAAATGTATTGTTGTATCACCAGTATGACTTGTTAATGCATTATTCAATGTTGATATGCTTTCAGTAAACCCAGTTATATCTGTTGCAATTGCATAATATGAAGGTAAATTACCGCCTAATTTTTCTGAGTTATCAACAATACCATTATTATTAGTATCATATAAACTCTTTTGCATAAATGCTGATATATCATAATCAGGGAAATCAGGTAATTCAATAATTAAATTACAATCATTAACATCTGTTGGCATTATAACATCAACCGATAACGACCAACCAGCTAATAGATTACCATATGCGACCTCTATTGGTGTTGCTGAAGCTGTACCATTTAATTTAAAATATGCTTGATATAAGGCACCTCTATTTAATGAATCTTGTAACCCATTAATTACTGAAAGCATTGTATTATATACATCTTGTTTATTATCTCTACCTTCAAATAAATCAGCTTCATCTTTATTAGGTTGATAAACACTATCAACCGCAATAATATTAATATTGAAAGACATAGTACCATTATCAAAACTTACATCACCCATAACAATTTGAGCTAATGGGTAAATAGTTTGTTTATTTAAATCAACTTCATTTAGTTGACCAAGTTTAACTGTGTTGATATTAGGATTAACTTCAAGATAATTTTTTATAGCTTTAGTAATTTTATAAAATCCTTGCATAATATTTTAATTTTTTTGTTTCATTATAGCGGCATCTGCTTCACTCTTTTCTTTAACGAATGATAAATAGGTTAATACTTTATGTATTCCGTATGAAGTAGCTTCATCAAAATTGGTAAGTTGTCCTCCAGCGATTGCATACACTGAACTATACCATCCCCATCTTTTTCCGAAACTTGACCTGATGCTAAAAGTATCTTCAGTTCCGATTGTAAATAATTCTGAATAGATTTCAATAATTCGCTCCCTAAATGATAAAAAAAAACCATAGCACCATTTACAACATTCATTGGGGCTTTATCCATTATTGTATAATCTTCTTCACCAGTATAATCAACTATTAAATATTTACCAAATGATTTTTTAATTATTGGTCGATATAATATACTCATAACTTTATTCATATCATCTGGATTTTTAATATACGTATCTAAATCAATATATTCGCCAAATGACATTTTATCTATATTTGGTATGAATCCATATTCAATTCCATTTAAAGTAAATCTATCTACAAAGATACTTTGTTTATTTATTGTTTTAGTTAATAATAAAGATATTTCAACAAAATCATCTTTATCTAAACCTCTTACTTCTTGTAAGGTTAAATCACAAAATAATCCAACCATATAAATATTGATATCAATATCGCTATGTTCTTCAGTTAAGTATTTTTTAAACATTTGAAATTTATCTAATGTTATTTCACTTAAATCATTTGGTATGTTAATTTCTTTATTAATCTTCATTAATTATATTTTTATATTCAAATAACCTTTATTCAGTTTCTTGTTAGGGTTTATAGAAAAAAAAGGTGAGATTAAATCTCACCAATTTCATTTTCATATGTTTGATATACAGCTTTTATCTTATTGATTATCCCTATCCAACAAGTACCACAACTTGTTGGTTGTTGCCTTTCATTGAATACTCTATTATAAATCTTTAACACTTGTGCTTGGTCTCTTCTATGAATAACTGGACCCAATCTATTAAATAAATCTTTTAGATAATTATATTCATCTTCCTCTAAACATTCAACATTTTTCTTATAACTAAACATAGAATTTAATTTCTTCTTGCGTTCCTCGCAACCACAATTTTCTCCGAATAATGCGTGTACAAGCGTTTTAATACCTGTTTTAACCATTATCTTTTCAATGTCGTCACCTAACCCTTCTGATGGTTTAGATGCTTTCTGAGCGTCTTTATACTCTTTACTTCTACGGTCAATTTTTTTATCTTTCATATTATTATATTTTAATTTATTATTTTATTATACTTATTTTGAAATTTATATTTTAATTTCAATCTACTTTTTTTAATAGTATTGAAGATTGAAGATAATTTAATCCCTGTTTCACGTTCCAATTGTCTCATTGAAACCCCGTCAAAGTATATTATCTTGAATAGTTTACTATCATAATTATTCCACGTTTCTATCTCAGACCTAATATCATCCTGTAATTTAATCATATCTTCTGAATTCTCTATACCATAATTTTCATTATAATTTTCATCAGTATATTCATTATAATCAACTTCATCAGTTGTTTTTAATTCTTTATAATAATTATAATATATATTTCTTAATGTGATATATACAAACATTGTGTTTATTTCATCATTATACATTATTTTATCTGGGTCATCAACATATTTATATAATCTCATATACATTAATTGAACAATTTCATTAACCACATCTTCTTGATAAGATTTTTTCTTATTAAAAATACTTCTTACCATCATCTTCCAATCTTTATCCTTGGCAGCTAACATCTCTAATAGATTATTTTTGTTTTCAGTTATCATTTTATTAAAGTGTTAAATATATTACCAATACATTATTCTCATTAGTATAAAATCGTAAACGTTTATTATATTCTGGAAACTCTGTATCCCTGATTAAATTAAATAATTCAATCTTATTATCGAAGTCTTCTTTGAAATCATCTGGGCACTCATAACCTATAATTTCCATCTCTGGTAATAAATACTTTGGGTCCTGTGGGTCTCTTACAAATTCTAAGTTATCACCATTCATTATATAATGTAAGTCATTAAGATAATCTGGACTATTAATTGTAACTGTGTATAAATTATCAGGTAAGACTTCATCAATGTTAAAATAGATTGGTTCATCAATCTTCTTAACTCTGTCATTTGATTTAAATATTCTTTTCATTTTATTATTTAAGCTTTAGTGCTTTTATATAAATATCTAAAAAAACAATAAAGTGTATATTATTTTAATTTTATTTAGAATTTAGAGCAATTCTAAATAAGCAGGTACTTAATATATACTATATTTACCCTTATTTGGTTTATCTAATAACATAGTGAATCCATAGCGAGCGGCATCAATGCAATGGTCCCAACCGTTAATTGGTTTATTGATTGTGTTATTCTCTTTATCTTTTTGCCAGATATAGTTATGCAATTCTGTTTGAAGGTTTATGCTTCGTTCAGTTACAAATATTTCATTCTGGTTTATTAAACTTATACCATATACAATTGAATCAGCACCTTTCTTACAGGGTAGAACTTTATGTTTAAATTTACATAATTCACCTATTGATTTAGGTTCAGCACTATCAGCATAAATATATGTATTACCACTAATTCCTAATTGATTTAATCTATTTGAAATATCTGAATTAAGTAATCCTGTTTCATATATTAACTCATCGAAGATGTATGCGTTATTATATTTGTAAATTGCAATAAGTGTTGTTGGGTCATTTGTATAACCAAAATCCATTCCATATCCTAATAGTCGGGCCTCTGCTGGAAGCGTCTTAACCGTGCTCCAATTAGGTATACAAGCACCTTCCAAGCTTCCTATCTGACCCAAACCATATACCTTCCACCAATTATCCCAATACTTAGATGTTTTAGCTTTCTCTTTAGCTGACTCTATATCATCAACTATGTTTGAATGTAATGCTTCATTATCCTTATATGTTAATATAAGAAAATCACAATCCTCTTTTTCTAATAACTCTGTATGTGCCCAGAATCTAGACGTTGGGTTGAAGTCCATCCAAATATCACCATTAGTTCTAATTGCTAATTGATTGAATGATTCGAAATCTATATTGTTTGCCTCATTAACGAATAATATATTTCTACGGGCACCTCTAAGTTTATCTGGCTGGTCAACTGAAAAGAATTCAATATAAGAACCATTAAGAAATGTATACTTCAATGAACCCTTATTATATTGTTCATCTCTATATCTACCTGTTAATACAAGTATCTTTAAGAAGTCCTTTAAAGCACCTCTACGTAGATGTGGTATAGACTCTGATACAACAGAAACCTCAAGCATAGGTGTTTTAAGACATTTATCAATTAAAATAGAAATGATTGAAAATGTTTTTGACGCACTCGTACCACCTTGTATTATTTTCTTTCTCTTTTTTAATTTATAAAGTTTACGTAATGCAGTGGTTACTTGAAATTTTTCTAATTCCATATGTTATTCTTCATCTAAGTTAAATATAGGCATCTCAGTATTAATATTAAGGTCTTTAGTTTCTCTAGGTTTACCGAAACGATATTGCATATATATTTGAATAGCCTTTAAATCACCTGGCACAGTAATACTATACTCTTTACCTTCTTTATTTATTTTAACTATTTCATAACCGATAGCTTGTTTCTTCAACTCTTCCAATACAGCATCTTGGTCAATAATATTATCTAATCTTTCAATTAATTTAATCTCATCTGCTTTAGGTTTTCTACCAGCACCAACTCTTGCACCACCTCTAGCATCATTTGGATTCTTTTTCTTATTTCTACTACCTAATCTACGACCCATAATCTTTATTATTTTTAACTTTTCTTGTGTATTTCTTTTTATTATTATATACATTTGGATGTGTAGTTTTCCAAATATCTTATATATTTACAACAACTCGTTTTATTGGATTATCCAACCTGTTTTAGATACTTTTATTTTACCATCAGTTAATTGATAGATTTCTTTAATACTTTCATTATGTTTATCTGACATCTCTTTAACAGTTGAGGTTATTGTACATAATTTATTAATATTGTGAAATGTATATCTTATTTTAGTATTATTTCTAGTTACCATATGATATAATTTGTTTATTCATTTATATTTAAATAACCAATAAGTAGTATAATGTTTATAATATTATTAAATTATATTTATTTATTTATTTATTATTATTTACTACTATCATTTATGTTACTTAAAAATACATTATAATTATACTTGTCAACACCAGTAAAATCAATAGTTTAGTTAATATTTTGATTAATATTATAATGTATTTTTCCGCTATTATATATGTTAACTATTTAACACTGTGAAATAATTTGTTAAATAATTAACAAAATTAATATTTTAACGGTTTATTTAGATACTTTTATATATTTATTATTATATTTGTACTATAACAGATATTCAATAATAAGTTATTTAAATTAAATAACAGTAAAGTTATAAAAATCAGTGGGTCCCATCGGAGTTGCTCCCGATGGTTCTCTTCCCACTTAAAACAAGTAGAGGTAAATTAAAGAGAGAATGGAAAAATTACAAGACATTTTAAGAGAACGAGACATCGATACTACAGCGATGTTTTTCAATAATTCTAATATAATCTACATACCAAAGAAAGTTGAATATGCTTTACGAAGATATGTTGATAAAGATTTATTAAAAGCAATCGATAAGAATACCAACAGAGCAATAGAAAAATGTTTATTGGTATTATCTAATTTATCAATTACACATTATACTAATTCAAGGTATAAGGATTTATCATCAAAGATATTACACGAACAAACTAAGAAAGGTAATAATAATACATTCATATATCAAAAGATATTAAAGGTATTATTAACTGGTAGTGAATTAGCTGGTCCTATTATTCAAACAGACAATTATTATATTGTTGGGCATAAAACTAAATCATTCAAGATAGCTGACGCTTATTTTAAGGTAGGTTTAACGAAGTATAAATTAAAAGATGATATAATTATTAGAGAAAGAAATAAAGTCTTTTACAAGCGTTTAAAATTAGTATTTAATAATGTTATTACAAGAAATTTAATTGAAGTGTATAGTCAGATTACATTACCAACGGTTAAACAGGTGTTAGCTGAAGGTAAGAGATTAGCTAAAGCAAAGACCCTTACAAATAAGGGTAAGATAATTACAATGAGAAATAAACATAGCGATTCAAATTGGGTTGATGTATCTAAACGTAGTTTTGTTGAAGATAGTATTGATTTGTTTTGTATGTTGACTGAGAATGGATATATGATACCGATAGTTGGTGATGATAGAAGTGGTGGTAGAGTTGTTGATTCATTTACGCTTATGCCAAGTTGGATACGTAATATAATTAAGATAGATGGTAAGAAGATAGTTGAAGCTGATTATACTGCATTGCACCCTAACTTAGTTGTAAAGATTTATAGTGGTGAGACTGAATTCATTACTCATCAAAAGGTTGCTGATTTTTTAGGGGTTGATAAATCTGTTGCAAAGATAGAGCATTTATCATATTTCAATAAGGCTAATTGTCATATGCTTAATTCACCATTACATAGATATTATATGACAACTGATTTTTCAATGATGGTTAGAATTTATAAAGATAAAAAAGAATTTGGGTATAAGATTACATCTAAAAGGTTATTTAAATTAGAAGTTGAAATTATGATTGAAGTTATTTCAAGATTAAATGAGTATGGTATATTTGTAGGATATGTTTACGATGCATTATTTACAAGTCAAAAGAATTTAATGTTAGTGAGATTAATTATGAATGAAGTGCTAAGAGAAATGAATATAAAAACAGTTTGTTAATTATTTAACAAAATAAATTTTAAAAAAAATTGAACTTTCACAAAAGTTCAGATATTTATTATAAAGAAAGAAATGGAAACAATAAAATTAAATAAGAATGATGAAAGATTAATTGATTTAATTAAATTGAATAATGAATTAAAATTAAGTAATTATGAAATATCATTAACATTAAAGTTAACAGTAGGACAAGTATCTTCTTCACTTACAAAATTAGAGAAGTATAATTTAATTAGAAGAAGAACTGTTAGAGCATATAATAACCATTGGATTACTAAAAGAACTATTACTATCAATGAGCACTTTTAAAGGATATATCAACACAGAACTTGAAACAATAAATGAATTTGATTCAAAAATTGAACCCATTAAGGTTTATAAAATAATAAATGATGGTTATTCACCATATGATTGTATGTTTGTGTCTGCTGGCACATTTAATGGATATTATAAAGAAAATTTATATGGTGTATGTGAAGTAAAGACTAGAGATGTATCAAGTATTACTTATCTTGAAGGGCCTATGATAGAGATTCAGAAGTTATTTTCAATATGTGAAAAGGTTTCACAATTGAGAGATGAGTTAAAACATATTAATAAAACAATTAATGGATTTTATTTAGTTAAGTACACAGATAAGACGTACTTATTCAATTTAGATAGAGTTAACCTAGGACAAGTACAATATGAGAAGTGTCCTAAAAACACCGCTAAAAACGGTAATAATAACTATAAAACTAAACCTGTATTATATTTAAAATATGAAGATGCGGTTTTAGTATATAATAATTAAAAAAAGAGATGGAAATTAGAAAAGAAGTATTAGCAACAAGAAAATTAACAATGGAGCAAAAGGTTGTTCTAGCTGTAATTGAAAGTAATGAGGTAGCAATAATGTTTGAGCCTTGTAGGTTAACTTGTGGTGAAATTGGTAAACTTATTGGTTTAACCAGAGGCCAAGTAATTAAAATTATGTGGGAGTTAGATGAGTTAGGAATGATTGATAGCCAAGTAGCTGACAGCGCAAGAAAAACTAAAGTAACTAAATTATTTAAAGAAACATTCAGTATTAAATAGGTTATTTGTATATGAAACCACAAGTTAAAATAATTAGATATGTAAATGATAATTATATTAAATTATCACAAAAAGAAATAATAAATAATTTTGATAATAAGGATTTAATAATTAAATCTCAATTACCAATAGTGCTAAAAATATCTAATTCATTTAATTTAACCACTGGGGTGAATCTTGAAGATTTATTTAATGAAGCATTAGAAGCTTTGTTAAGAGCATATAATTATTACGATAAAGATAATGATAATAACGCTACATTTACAACTTATGTGAGTACAGTTATTAAGAACGCTTTAATCATTTATAATAAAAATGAATCAAGAATAGTAATTAAATCATTTTCTAATTATACTGATGAAGGTAATAAGATTAAAAAAGAAATGATAGCGTCTAATTATTCTTCTGTTGAAAATACAGAAGAATTATGTGAATCAATTTTCAATACAATTCCAAAAAAATATGCTGAGATTGTTACTAAATATTTATTAGAAGAGGGTAATGAAAAAATTAATTTTAAAACTATAGCTAAAGAATATAATTTGTCTCGTGAGACTATTAGATTACGTTACTTAAAAGGTATTCGATTATTAAAATCAAATGAATTATTTATTAAAAAAATGAAAGAATTAAAATATAATAGTTAAGCTTTTGACATAGGCTTTATTTATTTTTAACCCTTTGATGTTACATCAAAGGGTTTTTTAATTCACAAACACCAAAGTAGTTTAAGGTTATTTGATTGTAAATACCAATAACGGATTGTTAAATAGTTAACAAAATAAATATTTAAATTTCCAGGGTTTTTTACTTTTTTGTTATATTTATTATAAACAAACAAAATGAAAATAAAAACAATAGTAACTTACGAAGAAATCCAAAATTTAAAAAAGTTTAAAACAATTATTAATTTTGGTCTTAGACTTTTACCTAACGTCTACAGTAGTGATGAATTATTCAACATCGCAAAATTCAAGATAGCTTATCAAGAATTATTAATTAATGGTTTTTACCAACAACCATTATTTGACGAAACCTATAAATTAGGTTTAACAATTATTAAAAGATAATTATGACAAAAAGAAAACGACCAGCGCAACTTTGGTGCACACCAGAAGAGAAAATTCAATTCCAGTTAATTCAAAAACAAAGTGAAATGAACGAATTAACAACTAGGAGACAAGTTAATAAAAATTTGAAACAAAGTTTCTTAGATGTTACTCAACAAAATTATATGGACGACCAAACCAATCTATTTGATATTAAACTATTTGGTAGACGAGTATTAGTTATAGGCGATTTACACGCCCCATTTATTCTCAATGGGTATTTGGAACATTGTAAAGAAATTTATAAACAGTGGGCCTGTAATACGGTTGTATTCATTGGTGATGTAATAGATAATCATTATGCTTCTTATCACGAAACGAATCCAAACGGTATGGGTGGAAAAGAAGAATTAGATAGGGCTATTGAAAAACTATCACCTTGGAATAAAGCATTTCCTAATGCTTATGTAACTATCGGTAATCACGATAGAATAATAATGCGTAAAGCAACAACTTCAAATGTGCCTAGACAATGGATACGTACATATAAAGAAGTATTAAAAACACCTAATTGGGTATTTACAGAGTCCCTAGAAATTGATGATGTAATGTACATACACGGTGAAGGTGGAACTGCCAAGACTAAGGCTAAGAATGATTTACAGAGTGTTGTACAAGGACACTTACATTCGCAATGTTATATTGAATTCCTTGTGGGTAATAAAAGAAAAGTATTTGGTATGCAAGTTGGATGTGGAATTAATAAAACTAGTTATGCAATGGCATATGGTAAAAACTTTCGTAAACCTATTATTAGTTGTGGCGTAGTAATTGAAGGAAATCCTTACATCGAAATGATGAATTTGTAAAATAATTAAAAAAAAGTATTAAAAAATTTGGTGGTGTCAAATATTTGTTTTATCTTTACACCATAAATGAAACCCATTATGAAAAATCTATTAATATTACTACTCCTATCTTTAACATTAAGTTGTTCTAAAGAAGATATTGAAGAAACTCAATGTAATGTGATGATTAAAGTCATCAACATATACACTGGTGAATTAGTCGCTGTAAGCTACGATAATTATCAAATGTTATATGAATTATACATTAAACAAGATAATGGCTGTAATGACCTTATATTGGATTATGGTAATTATACAATAATATACACAACAGTGAACTACCCACCCACGCCAGAGGCGATGGGTTGGGCTTCGGGGGTCACAGACTCACCTAATGGTAACGCCTCATCCCGTTTTTGTTTATACTCCGACTGCATACCAAAACCAAAGTTAATAAAAATATACAACTTTATTTTTAAAAGTCAAATCTTTTTGTCGCTTACATCCCATCCACGCAAAAGCGATGAATGGGTTTTACGCTCCTTTTTATAAAATATCTTATACACTTGGTTTTTGGGTATATGGGATATTAGCGTCATTGTTAGGATTAATTATAACATCTGTAATAATTTCAAAGGCAAGAAAATAGCCTTACCTATAACGTTCCTCGTGTATGCGTAGTTGCGATTTATAAACCTAAAACTTAACAAATATGGACTTAATGAAATTACAAAATCTATTAAATGAGTGTATAATGATTGAACAAGGCAATTATCTTGGTGGAAACTTCTCTGTTGATTTAGCAGAAGTCCAAGCAGAATTAGACCAAGCCAAGCAATTACTTATACCAAGTGTTGTAAGTAGTGCTTTGAAAGAAGGAGATATAATTGAAATTAGTGGTTACTATTTCGATTGGGAAGTAAAAGAAGGCTACTCTCACGTTTTAAAACAAACAGGAATTTACGCAACTGCACAAGGTGGATTAATACACTCTGACCTAAAGAAAAGCCTTATTTTACGTATTAATGGTAAAAAAGTTGTTTAGCATTACTTACAACGTAAAAGCATTGGTGAAGAAGGGGCTTTATAGTTTAGGTTATAAAGTCCTAAATGTGTATTATTAATCTCACAAGGGTAACTAATCTTTTATTTGAAAATGCATTGAATCTTTATCAAATTCAACACCTAAATTTATAAAATTATTTGCATAGAATATATCTATCATTGGTTTATATTCTGGTTCAGAAAATGTAGATTCATTAAATGGTGTTTTTAATCCATTCTCTTCTGGAAATAAATCTATTGCTATTCCCCAACTATGTAAACTCCAAGAATTTCCATTACGCATCTTACGATATTGAAAGCAACCACCAAAAATATCGATTTTAAGCTCTTCTAAGTGACGTTCACCATAATAATATAGTAAGTCATCAAAAACATTTTTAAAGTTATTAGCAACTAGCTTATGACACGACATACGTGTTACAGTAGTATCTAAGTCCCACGCTAATTTCATTGGATAAGGTAATTGAATTATTGTTAAATAATCTTTACCAGTAATATTAGCTTTTCCATATTTATTTATTATCTGTTGTGTTGTCATCTTTAAACATATCTGAAAGGGTTTGTTTCCATCCTTTTGTTACCACTGATTTGAATACACTCATAAAATTATTATTTAAAATAATTGCTGCATTTTCAATAAGTGATTTTACTTCACGTAAACTAACTGAAGCTGCAAAGAATTTTGTAAAATATAAATCAGAGTTATTAATTATATGTTTATCAATAACAAAACCACAAATTATAAGTAACATATAAATTAAAGCTTTGGTAATTGTATCACCTAATCTAGCCGAAGTTATATGTTTCCAACTATTCCATTTTAATATTTTAAATGGTAATTTAACACGTTTAAATGATGCCATAATTCCAGTAATGGTATCTGCAAATATAAGAAATAATACACCATATAAAATAGGTTGAATTGGAGCAATGAAAGTTATTGCTAATAGCGTTAAAGCTGATACTTTATTCAATGGTATAAAAACCATTGCTATTTTCTGTAACATAAACTTAAACATTATTTTAGTTTTGATAAATAGGTTAATAGTTTCTCAACATTTGACTGTTTAGGTTTATACGTATTTATATTCTTATTTGTTTTAATATTTTCCATTAGTTTAAATATAATCCACTTCTATTAGTATTACGTGTAGGGTCTATATCCTCACCAGAGTTAGTTGAATATTCAGGATATAACGTTGAGTTATTACATAAATGAGTTATAAGTCTTTTTTTATAAGATTCTCCAATAGATTTTTGTTTATTGGCTAATAAAGTTAAATCATCTTTATTTATAGATTCAAAATTATCACCACCATTCCATTTTGAAACACCACCATTTGTTATTTGATATGTTGCATATGGAAGATAATAATAAACTGACATATGAATAAGAATATCGTGTATATAATTAGTTTTAAGAGTTAAATAATCACCAGATAATGTATCAGTTAAAATATCATTACTTATTTTATTATATAAATCAGTTCCTAATATAGGTTCTAATTCAAGTTCTTGAGCTACTTTAATAGCTGGTAATAACTTATTAGGGTCTATGTTACCAGATATATTGGTATTTTTCTTTAGTTCGTTTAAACTTATAAATAGTGCTGTTGCCATAATTATTCAGTTATTAAATTTGCAGTTGAACTGCTGGTTGCAGTATCATTATTTTCAGCATCAATTTGGTCTGCATCTTCAGATTTCCAAGGTTGAGTTGTTTTAAAGAATAAATCTAAAGATATACCATTAATAGCTAATAATTCTTTGAATACATCTATTAATTCTTCTCTAAAGTTTGATATAACTTTATTTTCCATATAGATTGAAGCATTTTTTAATTCATCAGCATTACTGGCAAAACCATTTTGAGTTGATAGACCAAATAACATTGGTGAAGTAACTCTATGACCAATCATAATCTTTTCCATACTTTCTTTTGAACCAAATTGGAATTGGTCTGCTGCATCAGTAATAGGTAAATTTTCTATGGTTGTTTCAGCTTCTTTACTATCATTGAAAGATAATAAAATAGGACTACCTTTAACTCCAGAAAACTTTTTATTTATCTTATTTGTAATGTCTGATTTTTCTTCTTCTGTAGAAGCTTGGCCATTATTAAAATTGATAAGCGTCTTACTAGCGAAACCATTTTCAACATTATTTATATGAAAGTCTGCAATATTTTCTTCATATCTTGCATAGATTAATGCTGCTGAATAGTCTGGTGGTGAAAAATAAAACATATTAGGGGTATAACCTTTTATAAAATATATTTCAAGACCTTGATTAGACATACCAAATGCTGGAATTCTTTTAGGTTTTCTTTTACCATAAATGTTGGTCCAATCTTGTGCATAATAATAAGCTTCAACATCACCATTTTCATTTACAAGTTCAGGACGTAATCTTTCAACTGGTATATGTGCAGCTTCAATTATTTTTTTATGGTCCTTTGACCATATAATTTGAATAGCGGCCATACCTTGTAATTTATAATCAAATACTATTCTTCTAATATCCTTTTTTTTGAATATTGATAACATACTAACATAATCATTAGGTTTAATTGCAGCATTTTTTGCTGATAACCCACAACCATATATCATATCTGATATTCCATTTATACAGGCAGCATTAGTTGTTGAATTTAAATATCTATCAATTACATATTTAAAGTAAGCATTATCTTCACCATATTCAACCCAAGGTCTATTCTTAACATATGTTTCAAAAACTTCAATTGGTGGTGTTGTAGATAATGAAACCACTCTTAAGTTTATATTCTTTTCCATTTTATATTATTATTATTGTATCTTTATCGTTATTAGTGGTATATCTACTTATATTCATATCATAATTTTTATAATCATTTTGGTCAGTACAAAATATTTGACCACGATATAATAAATTATTAATTAAATCATAAACATTAAAATGATAAAAATTACCTTCTTCTAAACTATATGAATTGGTTATTTTTAAATAACCATCTTCAGCTATAGTAGAAGCACTGAAACTTATAGTTGATTTTCTATTTGTATCATATAAATCAACATTAACAATACCAACATATGCTCTTGGTATGAATGCTATTGTTTGATTTACTGCTGTTGTATGTAATATATGCATTTATTTCTATATTTATTTATATTCAAATAACCATAAACGATAATTATGTTGTATAAATAACAAAAAAAAGAGATACATATGTATCTCTTTTATAATTTTATTATGAATTTTAATATTAAGTTATTAAAAAATTAGCTGGAGTTTTTTCTTGTCCAGTTAGCGTTAAAGTATATCCGTTGAAATCTGCCATTGCACCACCAGTAGCTGAACTACCACCAGTAACTTTCATACCATTGATTAACCCACATACAAGTACATTTCCGTTAACATCAGTAATTTTACAATGTGGACGGCCATATGTTAAAAGTTTTAATTCTTTGGTTTTTTGAGCATCTAATTTTTTTAATGATAAAGTTAAAACTTGTTCATAATATGTAGTTCCAGCATCAGCGTTTGACATAATATTTTCTACAAAGTTGTTTGCTGTACTATTTAGTTCATATTTATACCAAGTAGGTGAACCTGAAAATGAATTAATCACATCAGTATCTGTTACATCGTAATTTATAACTCCTAATGTTCCTAAGTCTGCAAATTCCACATATAAAAGACCACCTTGGGTATCTGAGCAAGGGTTTGTAATCCCTTGTGTTAAGTTACAAGCCATATTATTTTAGTTTTTATTTGTAAAAAAGGAGAAGAATATTCTTCTCCTTTTTATTATTATTGTTATTTGCGTTTTTAATTACGCTTTGTGAAGTACAACTTCACCAGGATATACAACTTTTACGCCAGCAGTATATACCATTTTGATTCTAACGTTATCAGATAAATCTTTATCGTGCATATCAAGGATTTCGATTGATTGGAAATCATTCATTAATCCTGTTCCAAACCAGATGTTACCAACTTGATAAGCTACAATTGTACCAGCAGGTAAATTAGGAACTACGTTAAGTTCATAACCTTCAAAATCTAATGGTTTTTCACCAACACTATATTGGTTTAAATATCCAGAAGTTGATAAAACTCTTTTATAAGCTTTAGCTACGTTAGGAGCTACAACAATTTTAAAATCTGCTGCACCTAATACTGCATCAGGCACTGCATCTAATACTGCTTGTAAAGTGTTAACTATGTTAGCAGCTGTAACAGCTGAATATGTAACTGAAATTGAAGAACCAGCTACATCATTTAAGATACCACCGAATTCACCATCAGTTGCACCTGAACCAGTCCAAATATTTGAATCGATTGTATTAGCTTCAGTTGCTAAAATTCTTCCAATTAAGAAATCAGAAAATTGAGCTGGTAAGTTTTCGTTATTAGCTCCAAGACCCATAGAAGCTGCTTCCCAGTCTGCTACGAAATCTTCTTTACACAATTGCATAGGAACCATTAATTTTTTTGGTTCAAGAATTACTTCTGTTAATGTTACAGAACCACCTGGAGTGAAATCACAAGTGAAATCAGTTGTTCCGTTTGATAAAGCTACTTTTTTAACTGTAGATTTATATTTAATGTTTGGTCTAATTGATACTAAACCATTTTTGATAGTTACCGCTTCATTTATTGCTGAAGCAAAGTATTTACCAGCGAATTCACCTTTGTAATTAGAGGTTACTGAAGTGCTTGTTGCCATAATTTTTTAGTTTTTTTTTATTTTTTAATATTATTTAATCTTTCCCAGATTCTACCTTGAACAGTTTTAGCGGTTAACTCTAAGGAATTAGTGTTTGAGTTAAAGTCGTCAGGACTATTTCTAATTTTGGTTGCTGCTGGTTGAGTTGAAAGTTCTACCTTCAATGTTTCAATTTCAGCATCTTTTTTTTCAATAGTCACATTTGATAAATTCAAATTTGCTTTCATCTCATTAACTAAAGATACTAGAGCATCAAATTCTTTTCTAGTTACATTATATACCACATCCTCAACAGAATCATCTGTTGGTGCGTCAACTGGAATATCACCTTCTGCTGCTGCTTCTACTGGAGCTTCTACTGGAGCTTCTACTGGAGCTTCTACTGGAGTTATACTATCAATTATACCTTCTTCCTTAACTTCAAGAATAGTTCCATCCTCTAATTTATAAGTTCCAATAGGCATAGCAATAGAATCACCAGATTTAGTTACAATAAAAATCGATTGACCAGCTTCAAAAGATTCAGCTTCTATGACTGTAATATCATCTTCTAATTTTATTTTAGCCAATTTAATGGAATGAACAAAAGGAGATAATGCTATAAGCATATTTTTTAACGTTTCTTTTAATGTCATAATTTTATTTTTTATATTCAAATAACTTATTATTATTTAAGTGTTTCATTTTCATCACTTAATTTTTTTAATATCTCTACCAATTCTTGTAACATATTATTTTCTTCTTCGGTAATTTCTTCAATTTTTTCAGTTATAATTTCTTCTTTTGATTGTTTTAAAACAGCATCAGCAAATTTACCCTCAATTGAAAATCCTTTTATAATACCAGCTTTTACATCTTCCCAAATTTGGTCATTATCGATTCTTGCAATTACCATCCAAGTTCCAATTGGCATATCTTCATATCCAAATAAACTTGATTTATCTAATTTTAAATCTTCTTTAACCCAAGACTCAATAAAGGTTACACCTTCAACTTCTATTGCGTGTTGATAAGTTGCATTCTTTTGATTACCCATTTCAATAAAACGTTGTGCAGCTTTACGTACTGTTTTAGGTGAAAAATGAATATAGAAATATTGTCTTTCTTTATTAGGTTCATCATAAACTCTAAGTATCATTTTATTAGGTACTAATACAGGACCCATAACCATACGTTTTTCTTCATCGTGTATAGCTAACTTAATAATATGTTCTTTATTGAAGTGAACGAAGTTCCTTTCAATAGCTCCTTCATCAACTAATGAGATAGAACCAATACCTGAAATTAAGTCATCACCCACTATTAATTCTATTATTTCAAATAATCCATTCATAATATTCTTTTTTTAAATAATCTTATTTTTATTTATTGTTTCATTTATCTACCAAAAGTAGCACTGGTTTCAATTTCTCTATCCATTTGTTGTTGTAATGTAACATCAGTTGAAACTACATAGGCTTTAATTGGCTCGTTTTGTTGATTATTAATTGCTTGACCTAATTGATTAGTCTCTGATTGACCTACAACGTTAAAACTTGGTGCAATACTTTGAATAGATGGGGTAGAAGCACCAGCACCAGCACCAGCACCACCGCTATTTGGGACTTGAACCGCTAAAATATTTTTAACTGACGCAAAACCAGCTAATCCAGTTAAAATTGATTGAGCTATGGCATAACCTGGAATAGGAACTTTAGAAAAGGCTCTTAATTGACCTGCAATAGAAGCATAAGTATCAATTAAAGCACCAGCTACAGCAATTGCTTTACCCTTTCCTGTCTCTGCACCTAAAATATTTGATAGAATACTCATACTATCACCTACTGCGTATATTAAATCTTGTTGATTTTGTAATTTTATATAATCTATTCTCTTTTGTTTATCTGCATTTACTTTTTTATCTTCAGTCATCTTAGCTTCGATAATACCAGAGTCATTAGCAATTTTTTCTTTTGTTTCTTTATTAAGACCAATTAATTGTTCATCTTGCCATTTTTTTAAATTAAATAAATTATTAAATGCTTCATCAACTGCCGCAATCTGTGCTTCCGATTCTGCTAATATTTCTTCTGGTGATTGTAAAGAACTGACACTTTTAACTTTTTCACGTTTATCATCAGGTGATTTAGGTGGTTTAGGTGGTTTAGGTGCTCCAGTTACTACCACCGCACCTAAATCATCATATAATCTAATAGTATCTTTTAAATCTTGTTTTAAATCAAGTATTTTTTTCTTCCTTTCAGCTTCAACTTTTAATTCTTCAACTGTTACCTTTGGTGCTTGATTTGTTATTTCTTCCCAAAGTGTTTGTTGTCTAGTTAAACTGGCTTCTTTTAAATATTGAGTTTCAAGATTTTTAATTTCAAGTTGTAAACTTAAAGCTTTTTCTTTTAATAATTTCTTCTCTTGTTCTATTATTTTTTCATTACTTATACCATATTCATCATTATATTGCTTTTGTTCTTGTAAGAATTTTAATCTTCTATCGGTTAAATCTCTAGTTAACCCTAAAATTTTATTTTGTTCTTCTAATTTTTTATTAGTTCCTTTTACAAACTCAACAATATCATCCCAATATGCAACAACAACACCTAAAGCAACAACAAATGCACCTATACCTGTTGCTATTAATGCAGTTTTAGTTCCTTTTAATGAAAAGTTAAATAATTTAGTAGCTTCATATGAATCCCTAAATGATGATGCTAACCCACCTGTAAGTTTATCAAGTATTGCAATTGCACCACCATTCTTTGTAACATCTTCTACAGAATTACCAGCAGCCTTAGCTTCAGTTTTCACATCTTTGAAAGACGCTTCAACTTTTTGTACTTTAGAATTTAATTCATCTAAACCACTTTCTTTAACTTCTATATAAGCTGTTTTTTTAATGGCCATAATTAATATTTTTTATTTCTTCTATACGCATTCTTACCTTCTTTAAAGTTTAATGGTATTTTATTTTTACCTTTAGCTATATCAATTGTTTCTGATATACCATAGAAATCTTGTAATTTTAGTAAATCTATTATTAATGTTATTATTGATTTATTCATAATTATAAATATTTTATCCAAGAATATAATTCCCTTCTCTTCAAATAACCTAAATCAGTTTCATTGTTATATGATTCTTTTTCAAAACTTATATTTCTATAAGCTATTCTACTATTACGATATTGAATTAATCTAATTAAGTATTCAATTAAATACCAAGTGAAAAATGGTATAATTAACATTTCAACTTGTTGTCTTAAATGAATCTTCTCGTGAATATTCCTATGAACTGTTATATATTTTTTATCTTTATAAAACACAAATGGAAATATTGTTATTGCAACAAATCCATTTGGTATTATATATTTATTTATTATATTCATATTTTAACTTCCAATTACTTGCCAATAGAATCAATAATTAAAGTTATAGTTGATTTTTCCATATTTAATTAACCGTTTTTTAATTTGTTTTTTAATATTTTAGATTGGTGTTATTGGAAATATATAGGGTTTATTATTTGTTATATTTCTTAATGCACGTCTATATTCTTTCCATTCGTTTATTTTTTCAGTTGATAATGCAACATCATTTAGTTGGGTCCAATCTGATTTAGATAATAATAAATCACGTTGTCTTCTAATATCCATTAACTCTATTTCATCTAATTCTTCTTTTGTTTTTTTATATTTAACTTGTTTACCGTTAACAACAATATATTCCCCACTAATAGCTTTTTGCCATTCAGTTTCAGTTAATTTAATACACCCATCTGGTATATTTTTACTATGGACTTCTTCATTATAGAACCCCAAATATTTTCCTTCATTATCGTAATGTCCGTAATATGTTTTCATATATTTATATTTTTTAATATCCTATTGCCATCCACCAAAATCCATTGGAACCACCATCGTTATAAACATTAAATGATGTTGAAGTTACAGTAAAAGTGTAATCAGAACCATTTGAACCATTACCACCCCTTCTAGATGTTATTCCAACATATCTACAAGCTGATGGGAATGTTAATGGGAAAATAACGGTACTACCATATGATAGAGTTGAGAATCCCCATTGAATTATAGTACCACCAACTAAATATTGATAGCCATTTGTTGCGTGAAAATCAGTAAGTACACCACCATTAATAGTATCTACATCTAATCCACCGAATATCTCAACTAAAGAACCAGTATTATACGCACTAGTATCAATATTCATATATTTACTAATAGATGAAGCTATTTGTACCCCAGCAGCATTTATTACAGTACCAGAATTTCCCAATCGTGTAACCATTGTTTCACCAGCTGGTCTACTATATACTTGAACATACGAACCAGTACCTATTGAATTATGATAACCTTGGTATTGAGTCCTTAAAAATATAGCATATGTATGTCCAGCTGTAGCGTTAAATGTAGCTATAAATTCGACTGGCGTTACATATGTAGTATCAGTACCTATATATCCATCAAGACCTATTGATTGATAGTTTGAACTACCAACAATTACATTACCAGCGGTAACATCTTTAATTATAACATTATAGAATAATGAAACAAACCCAATATATCCTGAAGATATAACAGCTTTAACGTATGAAGTTGTATCAGTTTTTTTCCAAGTAGTTGTATAATTTCCATTATATGAAGCAACAAACGTTGCATTAATACTTGGGGCTGTATCAACAACTATAGGATTAACATTTGAATCTAAATAAACAAATGATGATGAATAAACATATGATGGTGCTGGTGGTGTTGTACCATAAACAGTTTTAGTTGTTGATGTTGTTGGTATCGTTGAATTTATTCTTTGGTTATCAGTTGGATTTGGTAATGTTGTTCCAGTAGTTGTTGATAATATATTAATACCATCATTATCAATTAAATTAATTGATGATGAAATAGCGTCTAATGACATTTGACCATTACTTGATGTTATAGTATTATCACTAAATAACCAATTACCTAAACTACCACTATCCGCATTTATAGTACCATTAAAAATACCACCATTAGCTGTTAGAAAACCTTCACTATTAACTGTAAAACCACTACCTATTTTAATGGTACCACCTTCAATGTCCCCATTAAAAGATGCGTTACCTGAACTATCAATTCCAAAGTTTACAGTTGTAATTGAACCATTAGTTAAATTTATTTGTGTACCTGAAGTTGAATAAGGTGCGGTTCCACTTACATAATTATTTGATTCAATATTACCTGTTGTTATATTTCCACCATTTATTACAGTTGAACCAGTTGTAGATGCTAAATTAGTAAATGTTACCAATTCAGTAAATGCAAATGATTTAGCTGGTGCTATAAATGT